ACATCTTGTTTAACGTGTTGTTTGTAATTTTGTTCAAATGTTTCGTCTACATCTTTTTTAATTTGAATTTTTTGATTACCGTCAACAATTAAAATTTGATCTCCAATAACATGGGTATGTTTTTCACCTTTAACTTTTGTGTTAAAGTTACGGCCTGCTTCCATATTAATGTCACGATCTGCATAAAAATTAAAATCTTGTTTAGTTCTAAAACTAATGCTGTCTTCTGCAAAGATATCAATTTTACCATCGCTGGTTATTTCTATCCATGCAGTGCCTCGACTGTTACCAATGTAAATTAAATCTTCACTATTGTGTAGTAGAATTTGGTGTCCTGTCCTTGTACGCAATCGTATAAGTTCATTATGTGGTCTATCTCTTAGTGCAGTCTCACCTGCTTCAACAGATACATATTTTGGCGGACCATCTGTAGGTAAAGTTTTGCGCTCCCACTTGTCATCACCATCATCCATAACAAAACTTGAACCACCTAGTCGACTTATAAATGCTGCTGCCACTTTATGTTCGTGTTTACCAACTTTACCCTGCTTACCTGTTTTGTCAGTAGGTCCCGGAGTTGAAATGCCAAACACCATACTAGGTACTTCACGTCGACCGCTAGAAGTAGTGATACCTCTTATATCATCTTTTAACAGTCCTTGATCTTCAAGTGCTTTGGCAAACGGATGTTCTGGTTTTAATTTTTTAGTAGTATCGCTTTGTACTTCAGGATGGATTATTTTGTTGTATTCTGTTGTAGGAACTCTTGATTTTTCTTTATCGGTTTGTCTACTATCATCAACTACATATTCAGTAGCTGCAAAACCAGGAATACTAAAATCCATATCCTCGTCTTGAACACAACCAAACCAATACCCTTTACGTGTGTCGCCGTTGATAAAGATACACGCTACAATTGTACCAATGTCAGGAGGCACAAACCACATACCATAAGCCTTTTGTGTTTCATTATGTGTATCAGGGCTCTCTCCTACAAACTCTAGACTAGTAGTTCCGTAAAAAGGATTAAGATGTTTAACTACTCGTAATTGACCTTCTCTATCTTCATCATTACCAGATTCATGTAAAAGCTGTACTTCCAATGATCCCATATATGAAGGATCAAGGTGGCTGACAACTTTAGCTAAAAATGGTCCTGGATTTGGTGTTGAATAATTCGCACCTTTTCTTTCTTCTTGTGGCATAACAACCTTTATGGAACGTAAATTTCTTGACTATCTGGCATAGGTTCTTTTTCTGGAAACTGGCCGCCACCGGCGTCGACAATACCCAACTTTTTAATCAATTGTAATTTTTGTGTAAATTTTCCTCTTACAAAACTACTATCAACTGATTGTATTTTGTAATATCCGCTAAATTCTCTAACAGGTTTACCTTCTCCGCCAAAATCATAAAGACCTGAATCAGTGTTAAGATCTTCAGGCATTCTAAAAGTTAACTTTAAATATTGTTCTCCTTCATGCCACGGCATACAACTACCATCAGTAACGTAAAAATTACCCATACCGCTGTCACCTAATAAGAAGGGATCTCCTAAAATAGTTAATTCAAGATTTAACATATCATACGACTTAGTGATTATGTCATGGAACTGTCTTGCTGCAACAGTTGCAGCATCATCAAATGAGGCTCCACCAAAAAGTCCTGTCATTGACTGGTTAGCATCTCTCCTAACAACTTCTGGTCCTGTTTGACCGCTCGGTTCTGAATCAGGAGGTTTATTTCCCGATCTAACTGGTGCTGCATTACTAGATCTGTTAGCTAGATTTTTATCATCGGAGTTTGCGCCGCCGTCAGCATTGTGTGCTCTATAAAATGCTAGTTTGTAATCAATATTCCAATCTAAAATATCGTGATTTTTTCCTGTGTACAACCAATATAAATCTCGTACTGGAGGAGGATCAGCAGTTTTAGTATTAGGAGGGAAAAATTTAGCAGCATCAACTTTATAAGGTACAACTCTAAATATTACCTTTTTAGCCTTTTCACCTGTTTTAGTATCTTCACTAGATATGTTATGATATCTAGTTTCAACACGCCACCAGTTTACCCAAGTACCTGGATTTTCTAAAGCTTTTCTAGCGTAATCGCTAGATAATAATACTTGATTAATAACATCTTGTACTGTAGCACCTTTGGCAAATTTGTAATCGCCATTCTTTACATTAATAGACAAATTTCCTCGTTTAAAAACACCGTTTTCATAAGTTGCACCGTCTTTAGCAAATGGCGTATCAGCTCTGTTATATTGATTTAATCCTAGATCAGCTTCTCCAATTTCGTTTCCATCACTATCGCTGTCTCCTGGAGGAGGAGGGAAACAGATTTCTATTTCGTGTGCATTTGTTACTGTTTGCTTTCTAGTTTTATCGTCTTTAAGTTTATCGTTTAAAACTTTTTTCATACTTTTTTCAGCAAACTTTAGTAAATCTTTTACTTTGAACGGACCGTCTTTATCACACTGAATAGTAAGATCAGTTTTTAATTCGTTGAATGTTCTAGACATGCCTCCTTCGTTCCAAGGATAAGCATTTATTTCATATTCAGTACCACGTTTTGTCACTTTCATTTGCATATCGAGAATTTTCATATGAATGAATTTATCGGTGTTTGGTACTGTGATAAACGCTGCTTCGTGACTAGCATGTCCTAAAAATCTTATAGCTAGTTGGTATGGTGCCGTAGCATAGTTTTTATGTCCGGCCGCTTCTGCCTGTAGTTGAACTGCTTCCCAAAATTTACCCATACTATGGGGTTCAATAACTGTAAAAGATATACTCATTGCATTTGAATTGCCAGTTGTTTGATCCATTCCAACTACGCCAGAAACTCTAACGTTATCTATATAGGTTACATACGGAGCGCCATCGCCGTTTGGCATATTGATAATAGTTCGGCCGACATTCATTCCTCGGGCGCCACCATTAGCTTCACCGTCACTTAAACAAGACAATCTGAACATATAAGTGTAAGAAGCAAATGCATGTAGAGGATTAGATCCAGCCCCACCACCGCCTCCGCCACCGCCACCTCCACCGCTAGAGGATGTTGCACCGTTTCCACTACCCGTTAACATTCCAGCAATCGATTTAACTGATTGTGCAATTTGTCCTAATGCTGCAACTGCACCGGCTGCTGCTGTTGCAGTAACAGCAATATTAGAAGCGGCAGCAGTTAATCGACTATTGCCTGTGATAACACCTACTGCTGCAATAGCTCCTGCTGCTGAGCCAACACCAGCAGCTACTCCTGGAAGAGCACTAATTATTCCTGTTCCAACATTTGTAACTCCGCTAACTGCGGCATTTCTAACAGCGGAAGCAGATCTTCCAATGCCTGTTGTTGCTTGAGTGATAGAAGTTGTTACTCCCTGTACCGCTGAAGCTGTTTGCTGAATTTGTGTATTAAATGTTGCAAATGGCATATTATAATCCTAACGCTTCGACTAGTTGTTCGCCTTTTGGTATATAAATTTGCAGGCCTGGAACAAAATCGTATATAGGATCTTGAATTCTATCTAAATTTCTTTGCATGAATACCCACCATAATTTTGGTGTTTTATATAAATCATAGGCTAACAAATCAGGCCGATGTGTATATTGACTTTCTACTGTATAAAGAAAATCGTCACCGTCTGCTGGTATAGGACGAATTTCTAAAAATCCTAAATATCCCTGAGTCTTGGAAGTAGTCTTCCACGGACTAGTTGATTTATAAGTTGCATTATATGAAGACATTATACCCACTTCCCGTTATGTATTGACGAAAGGCTAAATCCTTTAACTTCTTCTCTGCTATAAACTGGTTGAAGTTGAATGCTAAAATTGCTTTTAATAGGTACATGATCAGTTCCGGCAGCAATATAGTCTACACTACTCGGTAAATCAACACTGAAAGTTTTAATAATTACTGGAATAGCATTAAACACGTGATCGCCATAAGCATCAAACTTACAAATAAATGGAGGATTTCCGTCTGGAAACATTTTTACACTTTTGCGTAAAAAATTAACTGCTTTAACCCATGCCATACCCTGTACAGCATCTTCGTTAAACCACGGTGCAGTAATTGATATTGTTTCTGCTTTAGAATTCTGGTAGGCAAAAAAACTATAGTTTTGATGTGTTATAGGAACTTCTTCGTAGTTGGCACCACCATTTATAGCAATCGTTGGCGTGTAAGGAAAAATTAATTTCTCGCCGCCAAAGCCGGTAATACGAGCACGCCAATCTCCTCCACCACCGCCGCCGCCGCCTAAAGCACCAA